ATTGCTTTTGCTTTGTCGAGCTCCATGTCGTTTTCTTTGAGCATCTCGATGATTTCGAATAAGTGATCTCTTAGATCTTCAATTTTATTTCTTGCCATAACTTGTTCAGTGTTTTGATTGTGTCTCTAATTGGTTTAGGGTATTTGGTGATGGTGTTGCGCTGCATGTTCTCCACTTTGGTGATTGCTTCGAGGTTTTCTATCTCGAAATTTAAGATGTTTTTATCTCGGAATGTGACAATCATGTGGGGCTCAAGCTTGCCGTGGTGCTGCTCGTAGATGTGCCGATGTTTAAGTACCCACCTTGTATGCTCTGCAATCTTGATGTATGTGTAGCCATCTTCATCGATGCGCTCTGAGCCGACTTCTTTATGATTTGCAGGAACTGAGCCCTTCTTGAATCTTGTCTCTTCGCCGCCTATCTGCAAACCTTTCATTCCCTTGTTCCAAGGTGTGTGGCCTTTCGGGAATTGCGACTCTACTCGGCTGTTCTTAATCCTGCCACTTGCTTCTGTCGCAAGATACTCTGGAGTCTTATGCAGCTGAAGTGCGAAGGCTTTGGCATAGCACTGTGCGATTGATTTCCCAGTGATGAATGCCACCTCTTTAGTCGACCGATGTGGATAGTACTCAATCAGCAACTCGGTTTCTTCCATCGTCCAGTTACAGCGACTCATAATATTCGCGCCCTCCTTCATCGCCTCCATTATAAGTTGGCTTTGGAAGTCTTTCAGCCATCGCTTGCTGTCCATCATGATAGCCGTTTGAGTAGGCTTGGATGATTGCTTCTTTTACTTTGGCCGTTAGGCTGTCATTGTCTGCTTCCCGTGGATCAATGATTTGGTCAAGATAGCGGTTGAATTGCGTGAATTCGTAGTGGATGTTGTCGAGCTCGTTCATCGGATTGCTTGTGTTTTATGTTCAACTATTTCGATTCCTTTAATGCTTTCAATGTTGGTTATCTCCATCGCTTTTGGAAGTTTGCGGAGTAACTCGGCCACATCAAACATCTCTGCTTGCATCAGTGTCCAGAGCAGTGTCATCCAATCTACCTCGCCAACTATCTCCGCTTTTTTGGTGATGCGAATGTTCTTGGTGTGATCCATCTCAAGGGTAGTAGTTGTTGTTGCATCGGTGAAAGTTGCAAAGATGCCTGAGACATCACTTGTGACTGCTGACTTAAGCGCATTAGCTGCATCCTGTGCAATCTTTGCATCTGCTGCTGCCTTCTTAACTGCAAGCTCGTTGGAGTAGTCTATCATCATCTGCTTGCGCTGCTCGATGTAAGCCTTAAGCGGAGCAGTGGCATCACGTTCAACATCCATGATAGACTTCTTGTAGGTATCCAGTGGAAGCGTTACGAGCTTGCGATTGTTCTCGATGTGCTTGATGGCATCATTTGCCGCCTTGATGGACTCAGCACTCATGTCGTATGAGAGCTTATCTTCGATTACTTGTGGTGCGCCTTCTATCATGCCCTGAGCACGAAGCACCTCGGTTGAGTTCAATGACTTGTAAAACTCGGATATGTTTTCTATATTAGCTGCGTTCATAGTGTATTGATTTAATGAATGTTTTAATGAAGGGCGGCTGATTACCGCCCTTTGTTATTTATTAAAACGGGAAGCCGTCATCTTCAGTCTCAACTTGAAACTCAGCAGATTCCGTTGATGCTGCAACCACTCTACTAACTATTGAAGCAGGAATCGGCTTGCTCACTCTTGCAATCCACTCATCAGACATCTTGATTTTGTCTTGGATGAACTCGGGCAGCTGACTGAATACAGCATCATCATGCTCCTCGGTATTGTAACACAGTGCAGTGTTAAATGCAGGAGGACAAACCAATCCTTTTGGCACTGGAGACATGCCGATAATGTTCGCATAAGTTGCATCTCCTTTGGTTACATGTGTAAGGTTAACCATGCAAGGCTTTCCAAGTAGCGTGAAGATATCGAAGTTCTCAGCGATCTCGTTGGTCATCTTCTTGCCTGCCCAAGATTCGATGTCTCTGCGGAGCACCGCCTTCTCATTCATCGAGAGGTTGTAAATGCTGCGAGCATAGAACGGCTTCTCACCTTCGCCTTCTGCGAATTGATGCAGCTCTGTTGGCAGTTCAAAGATAAACTGCACTTTGCGTTTTTTGCCTGGAAACTGTCCTGTTTGCATCGTAGTTCCAAGGTCTACGATTTGGTAACATCTTGCAACAAACGCTCCTTCTGGTGCGATTGCTCGGGAGGTGTTATTCCCTGAGGGTGCTTTTAAGCCCATAGTTAAAATTAGAATTGATTTATTAATTGTTTGAATGATACTTGAGTATTGTGCAATGTCTTCTGATACATCTTGAAGAACTCGCCAACATCCGATGGATGGTAAGTGCGAACCGATTCATGAATGCCTTGAGTCATCTCCTTGGAGAACTGGCGAACAAGTACAAGTGATGTCTTGTCGCATCTCTGAAAGAGGCCTTGATGACAACCGTCTTGAACGATTGTTAACATGATGCCGGATAGATGATCGTAGTTGAAGAACTGCGTGCTGTCGTGTGATTTAAAAAAAGTGTTCATGAGTGAATAAATAAATGAGTAAAAGAGTGAATGATTAAGTTGTGGGCGGTGATTAGCCGCCCGATTATATTATCCTTTAAAATATCCAGTGTCAATTCCTAAGTCAAAACAATACAACTTGTATTTAGTCTTAAGATTTATAAAAGTATCCTCGTCGATATTTAATTCTCTTTTCGTTTGCATTATATTAATTGCAACTGTTAAAGCATCCTTATAATTTGCCATTTTAAGAATGTCAAGCATTGCGTGACTATCGCAACTATAAGCTCCTGATGTAATCGGTGATAAATTTTTCATGATTGAATGATTAAAATGAGTAAATGATTGACTGATTGGTTGACAAATGTATATCTTTATTTTGATTATACACTACCCTTCAAAACTATTTACGCATAATTATTCTAACTCGCACAAAATCAGCACGATTATTTTATAGCAGTAACTGCAACGACACCAATCAGCACTCCAACACCTACCTTGAAGCCTGTTGTCTGATGCCACTTTTTCTCCTGCTTGATGTAGATGTTATCCATTCCGGTGATGGTGACATTCGGATTGTCGACTCTCAGCCGAACAACAGTGTCCTTCTTTTTAAGTAGCCTATTGACGAAGCCAGTACGCATGGTGTCACCAACCGCATAGGTGAACTTGGCAGGGATAACGAGTGAATCAATCTGCAACCACCCAAGGCGGTTGATCATGCCGCCGATTGTGTACCACTCGGTCTGCTTAAGGAATGGCTTTGGCAGTTGGATATATGGCTTGCCTTGCACCATCACAGTATCGCCAAGCTTAATCTGCGTTTTGATGATGGTGCGCGTTTCAATCTTAACCACCTCCGATGCGTTCTTGACTTTGACTTCGAGCTCTGCAATCTGCTGTGCTTGTTTGGCTGCATCAGAGCCGCTCTGTGCTATTATCTTCTTCTGTGAGGCTATAACTACGCTGTCCTCATATATCGTGTGCTTAAGGCGATAATCAGATTGCACTCCATCGCTGCATGTTTTTAGAAGCAGGAACAAAAGCACAATGAGCGCAATGAGATAAATCGTTTCAGTACGTACAGACCCCCACTTGAATGAGTCTGATGAGTTCTTTTGATGATTCCCAAAAAAGTCTTTTATCATTGAGTTCAGTTTGAAGGATTTGAAGTGCAACACATACAGGCATTCCTCTCTCTATCACATACCAAGCGGCAACCTTAACCAGTCTCTTATCCGCTTCCAGTTCTGTCATAACTCGCGAGCTGCTTTCTTGACAAGTATCTTGATTGCATCATCAAGCTTATTGACTGATGTGTGTATCATTGCAAGCAGTTCCTTGCGATCTACATCACTTGCCACTTGATGCTGCATGAGCATATTCACAAGTCCTGCAATGTTGGTCAGTGGTTGCCGGAGCTCATGGCTAAGCATGAAGCGAAACTCCTCAAGAAGTGTCTTCTGCCTCTCATGCTCATGCGAGCTGATGGATGTCACATCGACTATCTGAATGCCAACAAAGTGTAGAGTATCATCAATCGCAAAGCAGTTCCAAACATTATATCTGTCGCTTGCGTTCTTCTGTCTTGTGCGAGCATAGACTCTTGAAGGCTCAGGTGAATGCTTACGAGCTTTATCAATTGCATCAATGAAGTCAATCTTGTCACCTTCAATGCTTATGATGTCCGTGATTTTTGTCGGCTTAATATGGCTGACATAGTTCTTGAAAAGTTCATTGTTGGTGAAAATCTTCCCATCGCTATCCGTCACCACATAAAAGAGGTCGATGCTATGTTCTAAGATGAAGAGCGAAGACATTGGTTGAGTTCGCTGTAAAGGTTTGACCATGCCGACATCGAGCTCCATGCCCATTGTGCGGTGATGTAGATGGTAAAAGTCAACAGCATGCCCATGATTGGAGCATCCATTGTTGGCTTGTACTCGGTGAACTCAGTGCGAGGCTTGATGATGATCTTCGCTTCAGGCTTTGGATGCACCAAGAATGCAGACTGCGTTGGTTGAATGGTATCGCTTGCGTAGGTTTGTTGCATCGGCTTTGGCTCTGGCATTGGATCATCGACAGGCAACTCGAAAGTCTGCCCCCATTGATTAGTGCAATAGTTGCGCCCAAAGATAGTGAAATTCTGAATCGGTTGATAAACGACTTGCGGCTTTATCTCAATGCGATGGTGATGCGTATGGACTTTGCAGCCAATACCCACCACGCAACCCGCATCGAGGGTCGTGATCACTTGTACTGAATCTATTCCGTCATCCATTGTCACTGCTTTTAGGTATGTATCCTGCCGCCACCATAGCTGCAACAATCGCTGCAAGTGTCTCTGTGGATATCTGCTTAAAGATAAGCGCGAACACAGAGCTGAGAATCACCAAGCTGCCAATGGTTGGCCTCCAGTGCTTGAGAATAATGTCAAGCACTTGCCTTGGTTTGCTGACTCTCCTTGCCGCCATAGTTGTTTAAACGATTGGTGTGAAATATAGTTGCGCCTCTTTCTTGCGCCTTCTTACAAGGCCAGTCACAACCTCGCCGCCTGCTCTGTTCCACTTAAGAAACTCAGCTGCAATCTTCGGATCGTTTGGATTGGCTTTGATGAACCTTAACAGCTGCGACTTAGCAAGGTTGCCTGCGCCGAGGTTGAAGCAGAAACTTACAAGGGCATCAAACTGATTCTGGTTGACCTTGGTTGTGTTAAGCAGTCCAAGCACGCTGCCTTCAAACTCCTTAAGGTGATCCTTAAGCATCTGATTGGCTTGCTCTCTGGTGATGGTCTGCCCAAGCTTTACCTTACTGCCGTCATGGTAGTAGGTTGCGCCGTAGCCAATGGTCGGCACTCCTGCGCTGCATAGGTAGGATGTGAGGCGCAAGCCTTCAAACTCTTGGATTAGTCGAATGCCGTTGTTAGACAATTTCATATTGGAATTGTAATGTTGCGTATGACATGTCTAATGCAACAGTGACAACTTCAAGTCCGACTTGACATGTGTAGTTGGTTGTGTTTGCTCCAATTGTTAATAATACAATTTCAGATACTGTACCTGCATAAGAATATTGAAGCAATCCAAAGCATTGCTTATCAGTTGTGAAATTAGATGGAACAGGTAGCTCTACTTCAAACAATCCCGAATTTTCAGCAGCCGCAAATTCAATGGCCAATTGAATTGATACTGTTGCAATATTCCCAACTCTGATATATGTTGCTGAATTAGGTGCAGCCGTCAAGTTCACCTCTCCGCTGATTGTCGGAGTGTAGCTGCCACTACTGAACATATTGCCCACCTCAATCTGCTTGGATGTTCCTTGTGGAGATTGCGATGTGTCGGAAACATCCACGATATAAAGTAAGTCTTCATTGACAGCCGTTGTCAATGTACCTAAGTCTGTAATTTTTACTCCTGCCATGTCGTTAATTGTTAGTTATATAAGTTAGTGCCTTGCTTGAATTGGTGAACTTAATGCCATTAAAAGTAAACTGATTTACATTGATAAGGAACACCCCCACGTTAGTGCCCAAGTGAACGCACATGTCGTCAACCACCTCAACAGATTCCACATTGGATGCGATTGCACCAATCACCGATGAATAGAAGGTGACAAAGCCGCCCTCGAGAGTTATGTCTATCATATTATTGTCATTGAGATTAGTGAGATTAAAGAAGAGTCTGCTCCATTGGTATTCTGAACTGCACCGATGATATACTTGTCAGTTGTCCAATCTACTGCGATAGTTGAGAAGGTAGTATTTTGGTAATCTGTTGCGACATTGGTAACAGCAGTAGACATCATCTCGGTATTGGTAGTTGCATTTTTTACTGCTCCAGTTCTTACCATCTGCTGCCCAAATGCACCCGTCTGTCCTCCTGTATAAACACCAAGTAATACTGCACCAGTTAAGTTGTTTGCCGAGTTAGCATAGATGCGTATCGTGTATGTATTAGCTGCTCCCGTCTTGCGGCCTCTCAACTTAAACTCAAGGATATTGCCTGCGACAACTGAATTGCCAGGAACAAGCACTGACTGACTGAAGGTGTTTGTAGTTCCACTTGATGCAGCTCCATCGGTTGTGTTCTTGTATACTCCTAAAGATGCAATTGCTATGTTGCCACTACCAAGCAATGAAGTCGAGTTGATGGTCTTGATGTTAGTGCCGCTTACCAGTGCATCCTGCTTCCCGTTGAACGTAGTCCAGTCTGCTGAACTCAATGCTCCTCTGTTAGCAGCACTTGCAGTTGGTAGGTTGAAGGTGTGCGTATCTGTTGCAGATGATATACCGAAGTCAGTGCCCGAAGTTCCAACTGCAAAGTTTTGCACTTGAGCAGTTAAGCCGTTTAATGAGTTCAGACCAGTTGAGAATGTGGTAATGACTTGACAAAGGTGATTGTCTTCAGTGTGCAGTGTGATTGTTTTCCCAGAGGTAGTTACAAATACACGAAATGCAAGCCTATCTGTAACAGCAAGTGTTGTCGCAGGAACTGCCAAAGCAGTGAAGTAAGCATCGATATTAGTGCCGTTTGTTATGCCTTCAGGTGTTGCTGAGTCAGTTGCAATCAATGTAAATGTTGCACCATCATACTTGTACAACTCAACATAGAATGATGGACTTCCACCACTTGCTGATGAGCTAAAAAATAACTCAAGATTCCAATTCCCTGCTGGTATTGCCAACAGATTAGGATCTCCTGCATCTGTAATGAATTGTGCAATCAATCCATTGCCTTGAGCATTAGTTCTTATGAAGTCAGTGCCTGCACCTAAGATTGGAGTCCTGCTCATCTCGTAATAAGTAGAACCTCCGATTGTACCTTGATTTACCGATCCGTTGAGGTAATAGCTTACGCTTGATCCTCCACCGATTGATGTGGGAAAGTTAGCAAGCTGCCCATCGCCTCTGATGTATTGGCTGCTTAGCCCTGCCGCTGCAACCGCCAATGTTCCGCTCGATGTTACTGGGTTGCCAGTGACAGAGAATGCAGCAGGCATCGTAAGGTCGACTGAGCTGACTGATCCTTTGCCGTTGAACGTATTCCAATCGGTTGAGCTTAGGTATCCATCTGTGCTTGCATCTGCTTGAGTAATGGTGATGTCGGGCGTTGCTCCTCCGCTTGATGCGATTGGTGCTGTGCCAGTCACCGATGTCACTCCGCCAACTGTTCGTAATGTCCAAACAGCTGCGCCGATTGTGGCATCAGAGCATTCGTATACATCGCCATTATCCAATTCCCAAAGTGAGGCAATTGTGAAGCCCTTGCTTGAGTCGTCTGTGACTACTGGAGTAATGTTGAAGTTGTAAGTAACCGCACGAATAGTAAAGCCATCTTGCTGCATGTAGTACAACCGTCCTGCCTCCCACTTTAACTCGTAAGCATTGGAGCAAATTAGTGCCACTCCCTTTGCGCCGCCAAGCCCTGCATCGGTTGTACCTTCGCGAACTCTTGCAGTGTTTGCAAATTCCAATCCTGCACCTACCCCGAAATCAATGTCTAATGTTGAGCTGTTGCCTACATTGACAACATCCTCCAATGATGGTGTCGATGGAATAGTTGGAAAGGCTGTCGGTGCTCCAGTGCCGTCCAAGTAGTCAGCATTCGTTCCAGTTGGCACATCAAACTTGCCGTTGAAAGTGTCCCAATCAGCTTGGCTCAAGTATCCATCTGTTGATGTTGATGCTTGGCTTATGCTGATCGCAGGAGTTGCTCCTCCACTTGATGCAATCGGAGCTGTTCCGCTTACCGATGTCACTCCGCCACCGCCACCGCCTGGTACATTTACCTCAACTACTCCAGGCGATGTCAGTGATGCTGTCACTCCTGCACCGGTGAAGTTTAATGTTGAGGTGTTAGTGCTTACGTTAGTGCCTTCGTTCTTGGTGATTAGCGGAGTACCGCCACCGCC